TGTAAAACATTTTTCCATTTTCTCTAGTCGCTATCTTCGCTGCGCTACGCTGTCCGTTTGCTTAACTGCTAAAGCAGCAAGAGCAAAAGGCAAAGCGACTGATAAAAGGGCAACTCGCCACTGAATTTAAGGTACAACCTCACATCTTCGATATGAGGTCACACCTCCGCTTCACTTCGTTATCCATTCGCTCTATCTCCGCTTTGCTGCGCTGTCGATTTCACTAAGCTACTAAAGTGGCAAGTTCAAATCGCAATCGACTAAAGTCGCAAGGCGAAGTGGTCTTTTCCAAGAAGCCTAGGCGCTAAAAGCGCCAACGCCCTATGGCAGTCGGACGAAATTCAAGGATTGCCATTCCGACTAGGTGCTTTAGCACCATAGCGAGGATGGACAGCGTAGCGAAGCGGAGATAGTGCTGCTTTATCTCCGACCTAAGAGGTCGGAGTATTGCGATTGCGACTAGGCGCTTCAGTGCCTTAGTGAGCATCGACAGCGTAGCCGTAAGGCGGAGATAGCACGCACTTGTTTTGATAAAAAGCAAACAATCAAGAATATTGACTAATATTATTCTTTGTGATAGGATTATATAAAAAGATAAGGAGAAATCATGACCCTATTTGAAAGAATAAAACTCCTAGCAGAGCAAAAAAGAATCAGTTTACGTACAGTTGCGATTGAGCTTGGTTTAGGAGAAAACTATCTCTATTCATTAAAAAATAAGAAGCCAAATGCAGATAATCTTGAAAAAATTGCAGATTATTTTAACACAACGACAGATTATCTTTTAGGAAGAGAGTCAATCACTGATGAAGATTTAGAAACAAAAATTGATCACGCAGTTATGTTTGGTGGCAAGCCCCTTGATGATAGTGACAGAAAGATGTTTAAAGAGCTTTTACACACCTATCTTAATAACAAACCTCAGAAATAAGCGGGGAAACGCGATGGAGTATAACGCACTGATTAAAGAGCTAGGCGTAGAAGTCATCCTCTTTTATCCGACCAATCCTGAAAGTCAAACCGATGGGATATATTTTCCAGATGATAAGATTATTTTTGTCAATGGGATGTTAGCGGAAATTGAACGTGAAAACATTATCTTACATGAGTTGGGACACTTGATAAGCGGACATTATCGCTATGACTGCCAGCCTGACATGATTCATGTTGGAGAAGAAAATCAGGCTGACCGATATATGGTAAAATCCAGAGCAGAACAATATCTTGAAAGTTTTGACGATCAGCCTGATTATATTGACATTCATGGTTTTCTCACTCTTTTTCATATCAAACCAAGCCTTTACGATATGGCAGACTCAGTTTTTCGACAACTTCTCAATTATTCTAATTAATAAAAAATAACGCTGGTACTTCGATATTACAGCGTTTTTCTATGATTTAAGATAAAAAATATAATTATTTTTATTAAAAAGAATATTTTTCTCTTGACAATGACTATTAAAAAGAGTAATATAAATTCATAAGTTAAAATAATTTAAAAAAACAGCAATATTTTACAAATCAGGGATAAAGTCTACCCACTGTCTACTAATTAGAGTAAATAATTGCAAAAAAAAGATTGAAAAGAATAATTTTAACTTATAAAATAGTCAGAGTGACAGTGCGCACGACTCAGACGATGAATACTATAAAAAAAACAAATAGGAGAAATAACAAATGGCAGATACAACAACACCAGTACAAATTGAAGGAAAGCGCGTCGTTTATCTTTATCGTCTTTATTCAGATCGGTTGACAGCAGGCGCTTCTGCATTGGCTTTTCAAACAGAAAATGAACATACTATCTCAGCTGATAGTGATATTACTGCTACGAAAGATGGAAATCTTGTTAAAACAAAACCAGTTTCAGAAGAAATTACAGCGACCTCTCTTCTTGCAACTCACAGTCCCTTGATTCAAAAATTTAAAGATGCAGTCCGCTCAGGAGAAGCCGTTGAAATTTGGGAGATTAATCTTGATGAACCAACAGCAGATGGCGAAAAGTATGAGGCAGAGTATTTCCAAGCAATCATGACAGAATTCACGCTCAAGACAAATGCTGAAGATATTGCTGAAGTTGACACAAAATTTGCAGTCAACGGTGCTGGAAAATCAGGAGAAGCAACACTCTCATCTGAAAACCAAGCTATTGTAGACTATGTCTTCCAAGATACTACAGTAACAAATCCAGCTTAATATAAAAAACTTCCTCTGTATTTAGAACAGGAAAATACAGAGGAAGCATTATTTTTTATCACTCACAAAGGAGAAAAAATGGAACTCGAAATCAACAATAAAATCTATGAATTTAATTTTGGTATGGCATTTTTACGTGATATCAACAAAAAAATCGAAGCACCAATTGAAACAGGTTCTGCTATCAAGCAGCAAATCGGTCTGAAATATTATCTTAGCTTACTCTTTGATGGTGACTTGACAGCATTAGTAGATGTCTTAGAGGTTGCCAATCGTGCTTGTAGTCCAAGATTAACTGTAAAGGATTTAGATAAATTTATTGATAATGAAGCAGATACAGAGCAACTTTTTAATCGGGTATTAGAGGGTTTAGGGACAGCGAATGCTACCAAGAAGGTAATGAATCAAGTACAGCAAGCGGTAACCAAGGCTCAAAACAAATCAACAAACTAGAAGATTTTTACGAAGTAGTAGCAAAAAACTGTTTTCGATTTTTTGGGATGACGGATTGGTCACAAATCAACCGTTTGACATTAAAGCAATATCGAATCATGACAGAGGCGCTAAAACTTAGACAAATTGATGAAGAGTTTTCAGCACATCGTGAGGCTTATCTTGGATTTGTAGTAAAAGCTGAGCGCCAAGTTGGCAAATATAAAACTAAAGCTGTCTATGATAAGTTTGAAAAATTTTACGATTATAAAGCACAAATCGCTAAAGTGGGAGGAGAGTTTCAAAGCGAGAATAACTCACAAATACAGACGATTAAAGAGCGTTTCAGAGAGTATATAAAAAAGAAAAAGACAGAATAAAAAAGATTAGTTCTTTTATCACTTACAAATAACTTTTATATAAAAGTTATCATCAAAAAATTGGAAAATAAAACGAGTGGTAAAGAATTCAATGATGAATGAAATAACAATGAGAACGATGAAAATAGTGCCGACAATCTTTATTATCTGATTATTCGTTAATGACTGAATTTGCATGTTTTGGTCAAAATTCTGTGTATTGAGACGTTTTTGCTCAAACTCAGATAATTTTTGTTTTTCTAATTTATATTTTAGATATTCTGAATTTTGACTCATCTCGAACTCTGAACAACAGAATTCACAGAATAATTTATCATCTTTTTCTTCCTCTTGGAAACGCTGTCTTTCTTGTAATATTTGATGTTACTTTTTAACCTTATAGTTGAGTTCCTTAGAACTTTCTTTTATGTCATATTCAGTATGATTAAATAAGGAACCATTCTATTATTTTGCTTACTAAGCTCGTGTTTCCACAATTGTCACACGCCAACATTCCCATACAGAATCCTTTAAAAATTAATTAAACTATTCTTTGAGAATAGTATGCCACAAAAACAGAGACTAAAATTTTAGTTTAAAAATATAAAAAATAGAAAGGAGAATTTATGTCAGATTCTTCAACAATAGTAGTACCAACAATTGATAGTGCTACTTTAATTGCTGGTATGTCAGATATTATGGAGCATGCTAAAACTATGGCTCAATCTGTTCAGACTAGTTTGAACAGTTTTAAAGAAAATAGTGCAGTTAAAGAAGCGACAAATGCATTAGAGGGATTTAATAAACAATCAGGAATAGTAGCTGATTCATTAAAAAATATGAATAATGTATTAAAAAATGGGAAGAACCTTAAAGGAACAATCTCGTCATTATCTGGAGCATCGGGAGTAAAAGAAACTGAGAAAACACCACCACCAAAAATATTACAGGCAAGTACTCTTATTTCTAGTATCGGTAGTACAGCAAGTTCTATTGGTTCAGGTATTAACCAAGGAGCACAAGGTATTGCTATTCTTGTAGCAGCTTCGGAATCTCTTGCCAAAGCTGGAAAGCCAGCGCAAGAAGCTTTAATACAATTAGGGGGAGGGCTGGTTCTCTTTGCAGGTTACTTAGCACTAATAGGAGGTCCGCTCACATCAGCTTCAGCAGGGATGCTTGCGTTTGGGGCTTCGATACTTATGGTAGGTGCGGGGATTGCATTGGTTGGACTGGGATTTACCTTACTTGCTAACTCACTTCCGATTATTATAGCTAGTGGAGGTCAGGTTGTCCAAATATTTACGAAACTGGCAGGAGCTCTATCATTAGTAGCAGTTCCTGTAGTCATCATAGCAGCTGCACTAATTACTATGGTGCTTTCTATAGTAGCACTTATAGTTTCGACGATTTTACTTGTTGCAGCATTATTATTGCTTGGTGTTGGACTTTTGCTTGTAACACCAGCCTTTGTTATACTCGCAATGACAATGCCTCTAATTGCAACGAATGGCTTATTGATTGTTAGTGTTTTCGCTATGCTTGCAACGACATTATTCTTATTGATACCTAGGGTATTACTTATGACAGTGACTATGGTGGCTTTTCTAGCTATCGCATTACTTTCAGCTGCTGCCCTACTTGCTCTAGGAGTTGCGGGGGTAATAGGAGGGGCTGGATTAACTGTTGCTGGAGCAGGAATGTTATTTTTAGCTATAGGAATTGCAGCTGTAGGCCTGGCGCTTATTGTTTTAAGCAGTGGTGTAATGACATTTTTCAATGTCGTAAAATCTATCTTTAGTCAAATTGTTGGAGCAATTAGTAGTGCTCTTGGGAATATCCCAGGCATTATTGGTAGAGTATTCGATTCAATGGTAAGTACTGCGCGCGGATTTGTCGGTAGTTTGATTGGTGTAGGTGCAGATATTATCCATGGACTAGCACAGGGGATTCAAAATGCATTAGGTTCTGCTTTGCAAGCTATTAAGGATGTAGGCAGTAAAATCGTAGGAACTGCGAAACAATTTCTTCATATCGGCTCACCTTCTCGACTAATGCGCGACCAAATTGGGAAATGGATTCCAGCAGGGATTGCAGTTGGGATTTCCCAAAATACCTCTAGTTTAGTCTCGGCTACACGTGCGTTGGGTGAAGAAACGATTAAGGCAGCTGGAGATATTCTCCCTAATCTTTCATCTATGGGCAATAAGATGTCAACTGCGCTTACACCAGATTTTTCAAATCTTGACAATGTTGCCACAAGTGCTCAAAGCTCTTTTGAAGGCAATCTTAATGCAAATTATAGCTATAATCAACCAATTATAGTGCAGGCAAATGTCACAAGTAATCTTGACGGTAAAGCTGTTGGCTATGGGACAGCAACTTATGTGCAACAAAAAAATGATTTTGATAATGCTCGAAACAATAGATTAGGAGGTATTGTATGACTTACAAATTTCGAGATACGATAGACACAGAAGATGAAGAAGTCGTATTTTTTAGCGAAGCAATTTCGCTAAATGGTATCTACCCTGAAAATGTGATTAAAGGTTACCAAACTTTGCAAGTGACAGGGCGGGAAGACCTATCTTATGATTTATTAACTACAGATAACAGTGCTGGAGTTGATGGAGAGTCACTATCAAGTAAAAGACTCAAAGGTCGAGAAATTGTGGTGACTTTCTACTTAGAAGCAGTCACAGCAGCGGATTTCGCTCATCGTTATCGTCTGCTCAAAGATTTTCTATCAGGTGGAGAACAACAAATTTCTTTTGATGATGAACCAAATCTTGTTTATATCGGGACTTTAGAAACATTGGATAAGCCAGAATCAGGGATGCTTAGTGGGGTATGTAACTACACCTTTTATTGTTCAAACCCCCATCCTACTTCTAATTTTACCCAAGTGTTAAATCGTTCAAATACAGGAGGAGCGAATGGGACAATAGTTAATAATCCTGATGGGTCGGTTTCGGTTAATGCCATCAACAGCGGAACGTTAGAAACTTACCCTACAATCAAAATCGTAGCTTCTGAAGAAAATGGCTACATAGGATTGGTTCAAACGGATGGAATTATGGAAATTGGTAATAAGGAAGAAGCAGATGGCATAGATTATACACAATCTGAAACGTTACTTAATGCGGGTAATCAGGTTGGTTTTTCAGTATTTTCTAAAACGACTCTAGCAACTTCACCTCAAAATACTAGTATTCCTCTAAATGGGACAATTGCGTGGAAGAGTGATGGGTTGAGAAGTGCTACAGTTGGATCGGGAACTTTTTGGCATGGTGGAGCGCAAGTTTTTACTATTCCAGCCGACTCAAATGATGTTGTCGGTGCTGTCAACTTTCGTTCAGATTTTAATATCTGGGCGTGGGCAGGTGCAATGGGGCAAACGGGATTTATACAAGTGCTTTATTGTGATGCAAATGATAAGCTTATCATGGGATATGGTATTGTCAAGTCTGATAACAAGGGAAACACTGCAGCAGTTAAGTTTTGGAATGCCAATGGAACAGAGTTCAAGTCAATTGCTTTTGAAACAAATAATGGGGAAGCTAACCAGATAAAGAAAAATACAGCTTTTAACCAAAAAACTGGTGCAGCTTATGTTATAAAATCAGGGGCAAACCTCACTTATTATTATAATGGTTCGAAGTATCAAAAGACGGATAGCTCTGTGGCTTCAATGGCTTGTGCAAAAGTTTATATTGTTATTGGTCAATATGGTAAAAATACAAAATTTATGAGTAATTTGAGTTTGCGAAGCTTAACTTTCCAGAAGATAAATGTTGAAAAGTGGAAAGATGTGCCTAATCGCTTTCTTACGGGAAGTGAGTTGTTGATTAATATGAAAGCTGGGAGAATTTACTATAATGGCGCTAATGCCAACGAAGAGTTAGTCACGGGTTCAGAGTTTTTTTCGTTTGCGCCAGGAATGAATACACTTGGGATTGTTCCATCTGATTGGTTTACAGGTGTTCTTGATATAGAGCTAGATTGGAATGAGAGGTATTTATAATGCAGCTAACAATTCATGATAATCACATGATTAAAGTAGCTTATCTTAATAACGATGTTCCAGACATGATTCATTTTTTTAATGATAACTGGCATCGCTATCTTGCAGAAGGAACATCAACTTTTGATTTTTCGGTGTCAAAGAGAGAAAATGGAGAATTAAATCCTACGCTTTCGTTGATTTCGGAGAAAGGCTATATTAGTTTTACTTATCAGGGGAAAAGTCATCTTTTTAATATTATGAAGATAGAAGAAGATGATTTTATGATGACTTTATCTTGTGAAAATCTAAACTTGGAACTGATTAATGAACAAGTCAATAAATTTTCTAGTGCTAAAGCACAAAATATCACTTGGTATATTTCACAGATGGGATTATTAGCTAATACCCAAATTATTGTTGATACAAATGATATACCATCTGTAACGAAGATTTTGACATATGATAGTCAAGAAAGTAAGCTGGCAAGATTGATTGCGTTAATTACTGATTTTGAGGGTGAATTTGAATTTGTTACAAAACTTAATTCTGATGGAAGTTTGGATACAATTCTATTGAATATTTACCAGGTTAATGATGGTGGGAACATTCAGGGTGTGGGTAAAAATCGTGCGGATGTCAATTTGTATTTTGGGAAGAATATCACAGGAGTGACACGTACTGTTGATAAAACACAGATTTTCAATGCAACTACTGTTACTGACAGTAACGGAAAGTATAAGTGGGATACATTGAATCAGTCTGTGAAAGCTTCAGATGGTTCGCAGGTTGAATTTTATAAGAACGTGAATGATTCAACAGCGTATGCACCGATTTCTATGGAGTTGTACCCCTCTCAGGTAAAAAGTGATTCAAGTGATAAATGGATAAGAAAAGATTTTCAAATTGAGGCTACTTCAGCTTTAGACTTATGGAATTATGCTTTGAGTCAATTTAAGCGTTATGCGTACCCACAAGTCACTTATCAAGTTGATGCAGCTAGTGACTTAGTTTATGAAAGTGTTGGTAATGATCTTCCGCTTGATATTGGAGATACTGTCACGATTCAAGATGAAAATTTTGGTGAGGGCTTGATTTTATCTGCGCGTGTAAGTGAGATGGAAATTAGTTTTTCTAGTCCAATAAGTAATAAATTGACGTTTTCTAATTTTATTCAGCTGAAAAGCCAAATATCTGAAGCATTAATTTCTAGAATGCGGGATATGGTGCAGGAAAATACACCCTATCGTGCAGAGTTGAATACGACAAATGGTGTACAATTTAAAAATTCTATTGGAACAACCACTTTGAGCTCCCATATTTACTTCGGTTCTGATGCGATAGAAACAGTTGCTGACAGCTATGAGTGGTTCAAGGATGGTATTTCTATCTTACTTGGGCAAACACTTGAAGTTGAGGGTTCAGATATTAGGGATAAGGCGGTATATTCTTATCAGGCTATGATTAATGGAAAAGTTGTAGCAACAAAAGAGATAACAATCACAAATGTCTTGGATGGTCAAGATGGCGCTCAAGGATTAAAAGGAGATACAGGAGCACAAGGTTCATCAGGCATAGATGGCCAGACACCTTATCTTCATATTGCATATGCTAATAGTTCAACTGGAGAATCGGGTTTCACAGTGACGGGTACTGGGGTGGAAACCTATATTGGACAGTATACAGATTTTATTTCTATAGATAGTACGGATTATACAAAATACACTTGGAGCTTGATTCAGGGACCAAAAGGTGCACCGACAGGAGTTACTCAAAGTTCAATAGAACCATCACTTCCATTTACTGGTATGATGTGGCAATATACAGGTTCATCTACACTGAGTGCAAGTGATGAGACAGTCATTCAACCGATGACGCAATACGTGTGGAATGGAAAAAATTGGACACTTTTACAGCTGGATGTGAATAACTTGAATGTAGCAAACTTAGGAGCGATTACAGCAGACATTGGTACGATATCAAATACTTTTAACTATGTGAAAAATAATATAAATTTTGTTGGTCATTTGAGTATCAGTGGTGGTGAATATTCAATTACTTATGCCATAGAGTTGGGAGATAAAACTTCTCAACTCGTTGATTATGAGTATCAATTCAATACTACCTCAACATCAACAACTGTTCCACCGATGAAAGGGTGGGTTTCAGAAGCACTCACTTTTGAACCAAACTGGTATGGAATATTTTTCACTTATTCCAGTGGGGCACAAGTGGCAAGTTATTTTCCAAATATGGATGGGGCTCAATTTATAGGAAATAGCACGGTGACTTATCAAATCGGAACAAGCGGAACGACCATACCGACGGGAACGTGGTCAAGTACAAGACCCACAGTGAGTCTTACTCAATTTTTGTGGTTAAAAATTGATTTTCCTTGTTCTCCAGCTGCTACAGCCTACGTTTGCTATTATGGTGGTATCGCTACATCAGGGGGTACTATTTCAATGAGCCCCTATGAGGGTGTTACTACAGTGAAGTATGATGAGTTAGAGCGATGGATTGACCCATTGTACAAGAACACAACATCCAATAGTCAGATCAGCAATGATGGTTCGATAAGTTCGTTTTCGTCATCATCATCTGGTACAAATAGTATCTCAATTGTGACTGCCCCATCATGGGCTCAAATTTTAATAAATTCCTCAGATGCATCCAATAATTTTACATCGTCTAGTTTAACATCGAAAGGGGTTGCGTTATCTACCGATGTTTCATGGATGGATATCAAACTAAATTCTGGGTGGACTGCTACAGCCGCAAGAGGATGTATAAAAAACGGTGTTTGTTATCTACAATTCTCGGCAATCAGTCATGCTGCTGCTACAACTTCTGGTTGGCAGGCTATAGGAACTCTTCCAAGTGCTTTAGCGACCGCCAAACCTTCGCTTAACGTTGTTATCAATGGTGCAATGTATATCAAACCTGATGGAACTATCTCTGCGAATACTGTAGCCAATACAGCTACTTCACAGAATGGACTGTTTTCATTTCCAGTTGGAATTTAGTAAAGAGGGAACCGGAGTATTTAAACTCTATCAAATTTTTATATCAACAATGAGTAGAAATAAAAAGGGAGCTAAATTGTTAAAATCATATCCAATATTCTCAAGTACAAATATGAAGTTCAGAGCTTAGAGGATTGCGCTGTTCCCAAGTATTGTAGGATACGTTTGTATTTGGAGACGTAATACCAATAAAAAGTTGTGGTTGGAGTCTTTTAACGCCATCAAAGCTATTGTAAACTAAAGCTAATCCACACATTTTAATTCAAGTTTAACGCTTGAGCTTTGGCAGTAGCTAACTGCACTAATACAAATATAAGGAGATTAAAATTTGCATGATTTTTTACAGGTTTATCAGGAATTTCATATTTTTGATGTAAGGGCTCATCCGCTTTTTACAATATTTGCTTTTGCGATTGTTTTTGACATTGTGTTGGGATTGGCTAAAGGTTGGGCGACTAAGACTTTTAAGTCAAGTAAGGCAAGGATAGGGATTGTTTCTCATGCTGCTTTACTTGTGATTTCTTTATTGGTCTATCCTTTGTTTGCAATGTGGGGATTTCAGGGAATAGCAGATACTTTCTTAGTGTTTCTTGGTTTATCTTATTTTGCATCAATTGTAGGGAATCTTGAAGCATTGGGGGTACCAATACCGCCGTATTTGATGGAAAAATTATCAGAAGAAATTAAAAGCAAGGATGAGAATGTTTTATCCGCTTTGGATGAATTGTCATTACTGACAGAGGAGAGGAAGGATTCTTCTGATATCCTATCAGAAGATAAGTCTAAAGAGGATAAACGATGAAAGTCTGTCAGCAAAAAATTTACTGACAGACTTAGGAGGAGGGAAATGACACTATATGTTATTGATGTTTCAAGTTATCAAGCAGTGAATCTTGTGCAGAGTGAACCAGGGGTGCAGGCGATTGTGATTAAGGCTACTCAGGGAACAGAATATGTAAATCCTTTGCTGGATTCGCAGTTTCAAGCAGCAAAAGATAGAAAGTTAAAATTTGCTTTTTATCATTATATTGATGGGAAAAGTACGGCCCAAGCAGAGGCAAAATTTTTTACTGACAAAACGAGGAGTTATTGGAAAAATTATCCTGTGATTCTCTTTGGAGATTGGGAGTCGGGAGAGAATTTGGCTTGGGGTAATGGGGGATATGCAGCGGAGTTTATTTCAGAAGTACGTCGGATTGCGGCAACTGCAGGAATTTACACAGGGCTGGATGGAATAAAGCAGACGGGTGAATTACTTTCTCAATCTACTCCTTTGTGGTTTGCCGGTTATCCAAATCGCCATGAAGGTTGGGAAATCCCAAAGTTTATTTATAATATTAGTCCTTGGACAACTTTGACAATGTGGCAATTTACGGACTCTCAAGGGCGATTAGATCGTTCAATTTTTTATGGTGATGAAAATACTTGGGATAAATTATCAAGTAGAGGTAAGACTGTAGCATTTCAGACAAAACCAGATACAAGTCTTATTAATCTAAAATACAAGGTAGGTCAAACGGTGACCATATCTAGTTATTATGCGAGTTCTACAGATACTCTAAATAAAGCAGTTATCCCGAATCAATGGGTTACTGGAACAATAACGAGAATTGTTCCTAGTGGTAACAATCCTTATTTGCTTAATCATGGAACAGGTTGGTTTAATGATGGGGATGTTCGAGGATTGGGGATTGTTACTCAGAAAAAATCTTATAAAAAATATACTGTAAAATCAGGCGATAATTTAAGTACAATTGCACAAAAATTAAATACCAGTGTTGAATATTTGGTAAAAATTAATGGAATTAAAAATGCTAACCTGATTTATATCGGACAGGTGATTATCTACTAAAAAGCACTTGGAATATACCAAGTGCTTTTTGTATTAGTGCGGTGGGAGGGACTTGAAACCTCACGACCTAAAGCGGTCACAGGATCCTTAATTTTATCCACTAGTTTCAAAAGTACTCAAAGACTTTGAATATTTGATGTTTTCGATAATTGTAATTCTGTTATTTCTCAAATAAGTTTAAAAATCTTTCACGGTTCGTACTTCAAAAATATAAAAGTACATCTAGACCTATTGAACTGTGAAGATTGTGAAAATTATCTGAATTTATGATTTGTAATGAAAAAGGCGGGATACATCGTGCGATATATCCCACTTTTTTATTTTTAGGATTCTATTCCTAAATTATGTAGTTCATTAAATAATAGGTTATCCGTCCTATGGCAGGCGCAAAATGAGAATTTTATCTTGCGGTAGCAGTAAGTGTTCTATAAATATGTGCTTGTGATTTTGATACACCTACAACGAGAAAAAGGCTGTTTCTTCTATCCCGTTCAGATAACAAACCACTCCATTTACACAGGAGTTTTCAGGGGAACTTAGAGGAGGCGGCGGAGGTAAAAGCTACTTATCGTTCCGCAGCGAGTTGTATTGATTGGACCTTGCTTGATCAGGCTATTTTTAATTGAACAAAACCACTATCAGAAAATGCAATGAAGCGAATTACCAGAAGATTTAAAAAGTTTGTCCTTGATTCACCACACTCTTTTGTAGTAAGAATTGGGTAAACTGGTTTCGGAGGTGACCGTCTTTCTTGCTCATTAGAACAGCCCTTAACGATAATCACGACAAAGGCAGAACATTGTTTGGTGACACCGACAATTATGGTAAATATCTTAGAGCACTCAGGTTCAGAACTTAAAAAACAATTACAATAGGTAACCAACAAATGTTCATTCAAACCAGTTGGGTTGAGAAGACGATTCGAGCTCCATTGGTACAGCTTTTGAACAACCACTAGGTACAGGAACAACTCAAAAGGTCGGTTTTTCTCTGTAAACACTACGAAGGTAACTATAAAGAGACAGGGATTGATATGAGAAATTCGACAGACACGATTACTCAAGTGGACCATTATGCCCTGGGGGTGTCCTGATTAAGTATTACGGTTCCAATACAGGAAAAAGCTTGATGAGACCGTTCCATATCATACCAACAAAAGACCGTTTTGACTTGGTTCAAATTGAAAACGAAGACTGTCAAATTGTATATATTACGATGCGCATGTTACAAATCCATGAACTGGCTAAGTTGTAAGGATTTGCAGATGCTTATATTATTGACGACGATCCAGAAGAAAAAAGAGTTTCAAAGGTTATACAAACCGCGAGAATTAGAAATATGGTAGTGCCGAATTGTATAGTAGCATTAGTCAATGTTAATTTACTTGAACTTAGAGAAAATAAATCAGTTATTGCAGGATAGAAATTATATGAGGAGAGGAGGAATTGATGTCAAGTAAACAAGAGATGAAAAAAAGCAATTAAATAAAGAAAAAATCAGAACAAAGGACGCCTTTAAGAGAAACAACACATGATTTTAAAACCCTTACTCAGCAAAGAGAGACAGTGAACTCAATTGGTGTGATGGTTTTGGGCCATTTACCAAATACTCCAAAAGAACAAAGTGATTTAGTCCACTTTCAATATTATCCATATCTGGGTTGGTTGATTAAGGAAAATTCGATTGAAGGAACGTATCGCTTTGCGTATTGAGAATGATCCAACAGAAAGCTGAGCATTATCAGTCAGATTATGCTGTAGAGTTAAGAGATAAAACACCAAAAACAAGGTAATCGAAATCTTGTCTTTCTTCAAAAAAAGATATTGGAATTGGGTAATTATTTTTAAAGTTAAATTTTAAGAATTCAGTGTTAATGAATAGGAAATTTTTATTTCGTTTTGAGAGTAAAAATTTCATTTGATACTTATGATAAAGAGAAATGAAATATTTTTAAAAAGTGAGGAATAGATATATGGTAAAATATTAGAGAAAATGAATTTTATTGATTAATATAGTTATCTAAACTTATCAATATAAGTTTAGATAACTATCAAGAATGGGGGAAATAGAATTATAAGATGAGTAATCTTAAAAACTTATAGGCAATTAGAAAGTATGTATGTTGAGGAAAGCTCAAGGATAATCAATAATTAATTATTAATAGTCCATTTTATGAGATGAAAAAGTTATTAGAATATTAGCTGGCGATTTTCTATATAGCAGTAGTATAGGGCGAGGACCGATAGGTATTATACAGTCTAATGGTAGTTAACTAATGATTATGACCTCGGAATATTAATTTTAGAAGTAATTCAATAATTTTAAAATATATTTTTATTTTATTATTATATAAATGATTGTCACTGATAAAATGAGTAAACAGAATTACTTTAAAAATAATATATAAAAAAGTTTGATGGGTATAAAATTTTTAGCTATCACCGTTTATTCTAGAAAGCTCTTTCAATCTAGAATCTAGATTATAAGGTAAAAACGATAAAAGTGAAAGAGAGGTATTATTTATAATGAGATTAAGTGAAGTGATCAAGCATATTCCTGAAAAAGATTGGTTAGATATTACTGAACAAACTAAAAGTAATTATACGATTCATATTGGTAGAGCACCTAAAAATTTGATTGTAGGTAATGTATTGGATTACGAAGTAATAAGTAGTGAATATACAGGAGAATATAGAGATTATGTACTTTATAGTTTTTTAGTTAAAAAATGCCATACTTTAACTGATTACGTGGGAAAGTATTGAAGCGCTCATAATAAATTTGAAGGTAAAATAAAAGTTCTAGATAGTATAAAAATAGTCATATATTTACAATTTTTATAAATATTCTATACTTATCAAAATTAATTAATAAAAATTTTTTAGCTCCAACTATAAGGTGAAATAAAATTGTATCTTTACTTTGATAAATTTGTCTAACAAGCTTATTTAGGATGAGGTAACAAGATAATTAATATAATACTGCAAATATATAGAAGAGGTGAAGCGATAAAAATTTTATTCTAAGGTGCGATTGATTAATTTAGATTTCTCTCATTCATAGCATTGGGATCCAATAAAAAATTCCATTTCAAACTTTTAAAATTATAAAAAAGAGAAGATAAGGGGGGGGGAGTAAAAATATGTTCATTTTTTGAATCAAGATTTATAGATTTTTTTACAAATTCTATTAAATAGATTATGGGATTCTGTTTTTGGCTATTTTTATAACAGAGAAAAATATAAAATATATAAAGAAAGAAGTTTTTATGATTAAATGTGAGGGGCTAAAAGGGACTATAAATTTTTCTCATGCAATAGTAGCTGTATCTATCACTTTATTAGTAATTCCATTGACGGATATTTTTCAAAACTTTTCTAGAAATGAAAGACCAAGTGTTATTGGATCTGCCGACTTCATTTAAAGATTAACGAATTTTTTGATTTCATTTTTTGTAATCTATTTATTTTGAGAAACTTATAGAGAGCTTTATTAATATTGGCGAAATAAGTAATTCTGTTTCTATGTATAATCGGTTTTGACTATTGAGTATTGTGCTAATTCCTCTTACAACAATGATTACTACAAATTATAGTAAATAATCTTGAGATATACATAATCTATGAGGAGGATTAATTATTAATAGAATATTGCTACAAATAATGCAAATAAAAAGTGCTCTGATTAGTAGTCTAATCAAAGCACTTTGTTTTAAATTAAAAACAATTAAGTATCTCATAAAAATAAATATATTTAATTATTATGCATTTTTGCAGTAATAGAAAATATTTATTCTATATAATAAACTCAGATAAAAATTTACATTATAGAGAGCTTTACTATATACAAAGTTGGTAGTTCTAAGAAACTAACATAAAAATATACTTATCAATAAAACTAATTACTTTTTAATGATTGAATACTCATGAAGATTTCTGAATACAGTTAATGGTACTTAATAAGATGATTTTTGCATTGTGAGATACTAGTTGGATTATTATTGGTGATTTTAGCTCGGATGTTCAAATAATTTTAAATGATGGAAGATGCGGAAATATTGAACATATACGTAATTAATAACCTGATAAAATTGAAAATTAGTATAATTTTATTAAAACCTATAACATAAATTTTGTTGTTTACCTAAAATCTCCCTTTTTTCTCTTTTCTCTGATAAAAGGAATTCCCAAAGTAAAAGATAACAAGAATACCCCTACTAAAGTTAAAGTGGTTCCGCTTTTTTCTCCTGTTTTAGGAAGTACGCTTGACTTATCTAGAGTATTTTGCCCTTTAGAGGTATTTGACGGCTTACCTAGAGTATTTTGCCCTTTAGAGGCATCTAGAGTATAAATCACAATTTCAACCACATTACTTGATTCTTGGTTCAAACCATCAATTTCCGCAACGACTTTCTTGTCTGCCGTATAACCTTTAATTTCTGGACTGCTTACTGCCGCAAAGCTTGTTTTATCATCTGTTGCACTCCAATCACTATAAATTACTTCGCCAGTTACTTCATCTACTGTCGCTGTTCTTTGGAATTCTACTGAGTTCGTGAAATCTGGAGCAGCGGTTGAACTATCTTTATAAACGTAGTGAATTGTTTCGTTAATAATTTTATCCAACGTATTTTTATCTGTGCCATCTGGCCATTTTGGCCCTTCTGGATTATTTGGATCAATTGGTTGCCCTGGGGTACCTGGTTGTTCTGGAGTAACTGTGACCGTCTTGTGCTTCAAATGGATATTGATCACTTGGTCCGTCGTATCATCGTTATCAAATGTACTTGGGACTTTATCTACCGAAACAATACTATAACCTTGGTTAACGTAACTATCTGCAATGCTTTGGAAATCAGATTGTGTCTTGTTCAGTAGTGCATTAGTAGCACCTATATCAAATAAACGATTGGTTGCAAGGCTCTTTTCTGTCGTATCATCTATAACATTATAGACAACTACTTGAGAATCTGAACCGTATGTTACTGTAAAATTGAGATCTTCTGGTTGAAAATAAACATCATTATCCCCTTGAAGTACAATGCTTTGGGGAGTAATTTGAGTGTGATTACCAGTAGAGTCTGTTGTAGAAATTACACTCATTCCTGGAATTGAAGGATTAGTAACAGAGCTAAATGCATCTGTAATATCATAAGGAACACCGTTTGCATAAACATCATCTCTGCTTAAAATCCATCCTGTTTGATCAAATGTAGCTACATCTAATACTAGAGTATTCCCTCCGTCAAAATCAGGATTATCTATTTGACTAACGCTTATTTCAGGAGGATTAACTGCCCCTTCATGGAAGTACACGCGATCGCTCATTCCACCACCAGAGAGTATAGTTAATGTAGTTTTTTGGTTCTTTTTTGGAGCAACAACTTCTCCTATTTCGTCAACGTATTTAATATTTTCACTAACAATATAATTGATTACTTTATAATAGTCAATTGCTTGGGAACCAAAACTCGTCCAGTAGATATAGTCTCCTGCGGAGTAATGCCCTCCATAACCGTTTGACTTCGGGATGTCTTGGTCTATTGCTGATAATTTGTAACCATTAAGAGCAACAAGGGGACTAAAGGAGGTAGGACCTATATATCCATCAAAGGGGGGAGGAGTTATTTCAGGTAATTGAACAACTATATGGGCTGCAATCAAATAATCACCTGTGCTATCAGGTGTAGCGGTGCCAGATAGTAACCAGCCGTTGGTAGTAACTTTTCCATTTTCATCAACAGTTGGAATTGAGGAATAGTTTCCAACATAGCTATAAACAGCTGCAGTTGTTGCTCTTGCATTTCCAGATGCATCTGTTACAACTGTACTTACAGAAATAAAAGATATCTTAGGATTTGAACCAGTTCCCAATTGAGTTGTATTTCCTAAACCAGCTCTATTCCGATAAGCGTATTGAAGTGTAGTATTTATGGAAAGGACTTTAGTAACAGTATAGCTCGTTATACTAGAAACAGGGTTTGCACTAGAAACAGGGTTTGAACCGGAATCCAAAGTTAAAGTATCTGCTAAAATAGATACTGGACTAGCTATCGTAGTCATTGCCAGAATAGTGAAAGGGATAAGTACTATTGCTTTATTTAAGGTCATTAAATTTTCCGTTTTCTATTAATATTAATCAGTTTATTTTAAATAATAACTTGCTATTTATGAGGTAGGAAATAGTAAATTATTTTTAACATAATTAGACTTCCTTTCTTCTTTAATTATGACAAATTATATAATAATAAAAGAGCTATATTTATTTAATTGGTCAAAATAGCCAAATATTTCGTTCTAATGTTGTAAGTTTTGATTTAATACTCGCTCTTGGATAACATTATAATCATTTGAAGTACTTCCAGAAATTTAATACTATCAAGAGGAGAATTAGATAATAATATTTCACATGCTTTTTTATAGCAGTCAATATCTATTAAAAGAAGCTTTAAATCCTTTTTAAGTAGTGTGTCCTTTATTGTTAATGACAATTTTTTAAGCATTGATAGAAATAAATTTGAGTTAAGTATTTCAATATCGCTAATTATTTTGTCATAATCCGAAAAAATCTGTAATCCTACGATTTTTTAGTTCTCCTAGTAACATATTATCTAAAAATTCTTCTATTTAATCGCTTGTCTCTAATTTCAATCATATTGATATTAGTACTTTTGAAAATCTTTAAAATGATACTTCTACTACTTTTGCTAAGTACCAAAAGTTGCTGTAATACGACAAACTCTATATCAAATATTGTGTAAACATCTGTGTATTCTAAATACTTTAACAACGTATTTTCTGTATCAATTATTTTTTCTATGTTAATTTTGCAAGATGGATCATTAATATACATAAGAGCTTGCATCATATAAAGTACTGATAATTTTCCCATTATAAAAGATGTACTCTCATAATAATTTAAATATGTTTCGTACTCGCTATAGGTATTCTGAATTTTTCCTTCTTCTAATTTACTCATGAATCTCTGACGATAAGCTACAGTGAATGAAGATTTTTCCGCCTCTAAATTGACTTCTAGGGGGGAGAAACTTAATATTTCAGTAATGATTGCTAAATCGGAAAATTTTATATAGGTCTCACCTTTTATAACACCGTTGAAAAGTTTTTACAGATATACCATTTTCTTCCAAAATTCGATAGGAAATTTTTTTCTAATCCTATGCTATTTAACTATTCACCTAAATTTCTATATTCTTGTAAGTCATTTTGTTTATTAGTCATTTATGGTCCTTTAGATTATATTCATATTGTCATCTATCACTTAACAGTTTAGCAAAATTACTAAAATACTAAGTATATGATATAGATTCATTTCATTCTTCAAGATATAATAGACATAGGCTTTTATATAACAAAACATATTACATTTATTGAAAAATCGGGACGTTATAATTGCTATTTTGTTTCTTTTTGTTATAATAAATTTTTATTAGATTTAAAAGATAGTAATAGAATAAAATTTTTTATAAAACATGTTCCATATATTATATGATCATTGTGGAAAAGTTAAGTATTCATACATAGTTCAAAGATATCTCAAAAATTATAGAAAAACTTATTTAAATGGATAATGGACTGTAAATTGCTTTTGATGAATGGAAATGCTTATTTATAGTATTCTACTGAGCTTATTTGTAGGAGATAAGAGTATTTAGAGGAATAAAATATAATGAAGAAGGAGTGTAGATGTGATCACGATGAGTAAGCAAAAGTCTAGAAAAAAACAATTGCAAACAAAGTTTCTATATCATTGCAGCATATTGATTGCTAAAAAAATCGAATATGAAATTCAGTCTTTTGAATTTGGTAAAGATTTTCCAATAGCTGAAACTAAAGAAAATCAGGAGATAGTCTATTTTCTAAAAACCACGAATGAAGAAATAAGTGTATCAGAGAAGTTTGCTAAATGTTATCAAAAGGGATTTCTGATTTCAGAAAATATTACGATATTGGAACTAGAAGATAGCGATGGAATTTATGACTTGGTAGATAAGAGTGGTTGGTAGTATACCAGATGTAAGAGGATAAATGAGTCTGAATTTGATTGGATAGAAAACTGATAAATAAATCCCAATTTTTATATTAAAGTGTGGAAAATTAATTAAGGTAATAACATAAGTGATGAACATATACTATTCTTCGTTAACACGGGGATACTCTGTTAAAAGAGCAATAGAGTGGGCTGAAAAAAATAAAGTTTCTTACAGTTTGATTCCATATCGTAAAATGAAACAGACTGATATCATAAAAATCTTATCGATGACAGATTCAGGATTTGAAGATATTCTTAGTAGACAAGGAGATGCCCTTGCTATTCAGAAAATTATGAATAAATCTTTGGATGAAATAAAAACGATAGAGCTTGCAAATTTCTTACTAGAAAACACAAGATTTTTAAAAAACTTATTATTGGTCGATGATAAAAACTTGCAAATTGGATTTAGTGAGGAAAATATTCGAGAGTTTGTACCTCAGCATATCAGAAAGATTGAAAGGTCTAGAATAAAAGAAAATTTTAGAACGTTATAATATATTTAATCAAAGTGGTATAAGTTTTAATTTTTCTATATACAGCCGAAAATAAGAATAAAAATTTGACTTATTAGGAGAATTTATGAATCAATTTTTACAAACAATATCACAGCAAAAAGGGGAGATTTTACAGGCTATTTTTGAGCATTTGTCAATGTCTTTACTTGCCTTATTAATTGCTGTACTTATTGCTATTCCTTTGGCGATTTTAGTGGCGCATAGGCGACGCGTGGCTGGGATTTTACTTCAGGTGACGGGTGTTTTTCAGACCATTCCTTCACTTGCTATTTTGGGACTTTTGATTCCTTTTGTGGGGATTGGGACAGTGCCTACGATTATTGCGCTGATTGTTTATGCGCTCTTGCCTATTTTTCAAAATACTTATGTTGGGCTGGCGGAGATTGATCCAGCGCTTCTGGAGGCGGCAGATGCTTTTGGTATGAGACTCGTGTTGAGCTGCCTCTGGCCTTGCCAGTGATTATTTCTGGTATTCGCACGGCACTTGTCTTTATCATAGGTACTGCCACACTTGGGGGTTTGATTGGTGCTGGTGGTCTTGGAACTTTTATCATGTCTGGGCTGACCAACTATAATTATAATCTTGTTTTGATTGGAGCGCTTGGCTCTGCGCTTTTGGCGATTGTATTTTCTAGCCTTTTAGGCTATTTGTCGAAGCGTCGTCCGCGTGTTGCGATTGGGATTTTAGTCTTGCTTGCTTTGGTGATTGGCGGGGTTAATTTGGCACAATCAGGTCTATTTGATTCTTCTTCAAAGTCGAAAGAAAACATCGTGATTTCTGGAAAATTAGGAACAGAACCTAATATTTTAGATAATATTTATGCTGGTTTGATTAAGGAATATGACCCTAATGTCAAGGTCACTTTAAAAGAAAATTTGGGAAATACGACTTTCTTGTTTAGTGCTTTAAAAGATGGAAAAGTTGATATTTATCCTGAATTTACAGGAACGGTGCTTGAATCTTTGGTCAAAACACCAAAATCAATCGCTGACAAAGATCTGTCAGCAAATGAAACTTATGAAAATGGTAAAAAGTTACTGTCAGAGCAGTTTGACATGACTTATTCAAAACCGTCAGAATTTCAAGATACTTATGCGATTGCTGTCAAAACATCATTTGCCAAAAAATATCATCTCAAAACGATTGCCGATTTGGCAAAGGTTGAAGATACAGCAAAAGTCGCTTTTGATGCAGAATTTATGGCACGAAGTGATGGATTTGCCGGTCTAAAATCAACTTATGGCTTAGATTTTAGCAAAGTTTCAACGGTGGACAATTCACTTGCCTATCCTGCGATAAATTCTGGCAAGGCAGATATTATTGATGTCTATTCAACGGATTCAGGGATTAAGCGTTATGGCTTGACTGTGCTGACAGATAGCAAACATCTCTTTCCAAAATATCAGGCTGCACCACTCATGAAAACGAGTTTTGCGGATAAAAACCCAGAGATTGTCAATATTTTAAATAAGTTGAATGGAAAATTGACCGATGAACAAATGAGAACGATGAATTATCAAGTCGATGTTCAGCACAAGACAGCGCAAGAAGTTGCCAGGCAATTTTTGAAATCGGAAGGATTGGTGAAATAATGACAGAAGCAATTATCGAATTTAAAGGTGTTGGACTTTCTTATGGCGACAAAAAAGTCGTGCAGGGACTTGATTTTAAGATTGAAAATGGCGAAATTTTTGTCCTCGTAGGGCCGTCAGGCGGTGGGAAGACCAGCACGCTCAAAATGATTAACGCGCTGGTCGTTCCGACAGATGGAAATATTTATTTTTCAGGCAAACGTATCAAAGATTATGATTTGCAAAATTTGCGTCTGAAGATTGGTTATGTCTTGCAACAAATCGCTTTATTTCCCAATATGACGGTGCAGCAAAATATTGAGCTGATTCCAGAGTTACGCGGTTGGGACAAGGCAAAACGTCACGAGCGGGCCGATTATTTGCTTGATAAAGTCGGCTTAGAGGCGGATAAATATCGAGGACGTTATCCGCATGAGCTTTCTGGTGGTGAGCAGCAGCGGATTGGCATTCTGCGTGCGATTGCAGCGGAGCCTGATTTGATTTTGATGGACGAGCCTTTTTCAGCGCTTGACCCGATTTCGAGGACAGCATTGCAGGATTTGATTCTTGATATTCACAGAGAGCTTGGCACCACGATTGTCTTTGTGACACACGACATGAATGAAGCGCTAAAAGTTGGCACACGGATTGCTGTGGTCACAGACGGCACGATTGCCCAGCTTGACACACCCGAAGCCATCAAAAATAATCCAGCGACAGAGTTTGTCAAATCATTCTTTGGGGCAGCGAATTTGACTCAAACACACACTTTGCGTGATGTATTGAGCAAAATCAATCTTGTCAGTACTGACCAACCTGCAAAAGTAACTCTGTCAGAACTGACAGAGTTGTCAGCGACTTATGAACCTCTTGTCAGAACTGACAGCATCGCCATTTTTGACGAAAATGAGCAATTTCTTGGAAATTTGACACGTGAGAAGGTTTTTGAATTTCTATCAGTGGGACAATAAAAAATAAATAGAAAATAAAAAGGATAGAGGAATGAGTACACTATCATTAGTTTTTTTAGTATTTTGGGTTGGTAAACTATTATCACGTTCGTGTGAATTTGAAAGGATTACTAGGCTAGAATTAATTATTTTACCACTATATTCTATAATGATGTTTTTGGGAACGATACGGTGGAGTGAAGGAGAGATTTTTGAAATAATAGTTTTAATGTTAGTGGCCTCTATTATCGGGGGGATTCAGTCATTAGGAGTTGAAATTAAATCTGGTTCTAAAGAAAAAGAGAGTAATGTAACAATCATAATGGTGAAGAAAAATATTCAGTATATTATCGGCTGGGTTATGATATTTGTATTGACAACTCTCATACGAGTTCACTATAATTTATCTTCAATAGACATTAAAGGAGAAATTATTTCAGAGGTTATGAAAGAAATGATTCCTATAATAAGGTTTAGTAGTAAAGATAACTGGGAAATATGGTTAATATCAGCATTTTCTAGTTTAAATTTTACTTATTTACTTCAACGAAAGGATATAAGAATAAGAAAGCTTTTAATGGGGAAGCAATCAATTAAATAGTGTATTATGGTTAGGATTGTTAAAAATAGAAAATCATAAATAATTGCTTATATTATTTTTGACAAAAGCTCATTGACAAGAGTACGGTATTGATACAGTAACCGCTCCTGATGGAAAGACTTATACAGATACTACTACACCAGGGATGACAGCTTTGCAAGCAGCACAAGCGGCAAACCCAACTTTTGTTAATGGAGCGAATAATTTTACAATCAGTCTGAAGGCACTTATGCAAAAGGTGGAACTAAATGTCGTGGCGGATCAAGCTTCTGGGCCTAATCCACCCACTAA